CATTAAAGGCATTATAATATGGCATATACATTATCAAATTTAGAAACAGACATTAGAAACTATACAGAAGTAGATAGTACAGTATTTAGTTCTGCTATTTTAAATCCTATTATTAAAAATGCAGAAAACAAAATTTACAGAGAAGTTGATTCAGATGAAGAAAGATTTTATGCAACATCAAATACTATTGTGGATAATAGATACGTAACAATTCCATCTGATTTAAGATTTATTAGATATGTACAATTAGAAAATACTAACGGAGATCAATTTTATTTAGAACAAAGAGATACAAGTTTTATGGCTGAATATTATGCAACACCTAGTACTCAAGCTGTAGGAATTCCTAAATATTATGGAAATTGGGATACTACTTATTGGGTTATCGCTCCAACGCCTGATAAAACTTACAAAATTACATTGGCTTATAATAAAGAGCCTGTAAGCATTACGGATACCGTCAACCCCGTAGCAGCACCAGCGGCTACAAATGGAACTTACCTGTCGAATAAATACCAGGATTTACTTTTGTATGCATGTTTGGTAAATGCATATGGATACTTGAAAGGACCGCAGGATATGATACAATACTATAATCAGGCTTATGAAAAAGCTCTGATGTCGTATGCGATTGAACAACAAGGTCGAAGACGCAGAGATGAATATCAAGATGGAGTTATTCGTACTCAATTAAAATCCGAATCCCCATCGAGTTATTAATAATTAAGGAGAAAAAACAAAATGGCAAATATAGTACCTTACTCGTTCCCAGTTGAACTTTTAAAAGGAAACCATGACTTTGTAAATGATACGTATACGATTTCTTTGTATACATCTTTAGCAGCATACACTACAGCAAGCACTGTTTTTGATGCTACAGGCGAAGTTAGTTCAGGTGGTGGAAGTCAATACGCTGCACAAGCCTTAACAGGTAATGCAGTTTCAAATGTTGCAAACTATGCAACAGTAGACTTTACCGATCCTGTTTGGGGTTCACCAACACCAGCTACTTTTGGAGCACTAGGCGCAGCAATTTACAATACTAGTGATACAAATAAATTGGTTGTAATTTTAGATTTTGGAGCAACATTTTCTTGTTCTAATGGAACATTTACAGTTACTTTCCCAGCACCAACTGCAGGAACACCTTCTGGAGCTGATGCTTTGTTAAGTATTAATTCGTAATAGGAGTAAAAAATAAATGGCGTTAGTAATAAATGATAGAGTTAAAGAATCTAGTTCTACTTCAGGAACTGGTGCGTTCGCACTAGCTGGTGTAGTACAAGGTTTTGAAACTTTTGCAGCAGGTATTGGAAACAATAACGAAACTTACTATGCCGCTTATGAAGATGGTACAAGTAATTGGGAAGTCGGAAGAGGAACTTTAGATGCAACCAGTGCAAATCTTGCACGAACAGAAGTCATCACTAGTTCTAATTCAGACGCAGCAGTAAATTTTACTGGTAATACATTAGATGTATTTTGTACATTGCCCGCAAGTAAGGCAGTATATTTAGATGCAGCAGGTAGTCCAGTAGGAGCAGCAAGCTCCGGTTTTGCTTTAGCAATGGCCGTGGCGTTATAGATAGGAAAAAAATATGGCACAAAACTTTAGAAACGATTTACAATCAGCCGTTGGAACAGGTGAAGCTACACTTGTAACTGGAGCGGATTATGATGCAGTTATTGGAATTAGATGTTGTAATATTTTAACTTCTACAATTGAAGTTGATGTTTACATTGTTAATAGTGGAAATAAATACCTTGCAAAAGGTGTTGTTATCCCACCAAATTCTGCAATTGAATTAATTCAAGGTGGCGCGAAGATTGTTTTAAAATCAGGTGATGTATTGAAAGCAGTATCAAATACAGCAAGTAGTTTAGATATTGTTACTTCATATATTAGCCAAATTAGTTCGTAGGAGGAATTATGAGTGCAGTAATAAACGGAATCCAATATGTTGGAGGGCAGACTTCTCCAAATGAATTTATAAATAATCAAGCGGCAACGA